CGAGATCAAGGCCTCCTACGACGATAACGCTTCGTATGAGGAAGATGGCAACGTGGCGAAGGCCAAGGCCTTTATCACGGCATGCCGTCTTTTGCTTATGAAGATCCCGGAGAAGGCTGCCCATGGCGGCGATGAAATCTCTATGGATGTCGGCCTTATCAAGAAAGAATTGGATCAGGCTCGCGGCTGGTTGACGGCCAATGACGCCACGGATTCAGGCGGTGGCAGCGCGCGTGGTCTTAGTTTCGCGGATTTTAGGAGATAAAGACCTCCTCCCGAGGCGGCGTCACCTGCCGTCTGCCCGAAGAGTGGTGAGATTGGCGGGCTGCCGCCAACGACTATGAGAAAGAAAAAAAACACCACCATCAGCCCAACCGCTGCGTTTCAGAATATCCGTAACGACTACAATGCCGCAAGGTCGAGTCAGTTTCGGCGCAGGCGTCCTGGAATTCCAATTTCTGGGGCCGGGGCTGACTACCATTACCGCTCGGATGCCGATTTGTTGCGGATGACGGAGCAAGCGCGCGATATGATCCGCAACGACGCTATTGCGGGCGTTGTGGTTGATCGGGCGGTAGACAGCACGATACAAGGCGGCATGGGCCTTGACCCTGATACGGGCGATGAGAGCCTCGACGCCCTCCTGTCCAAACTGTGGACGGACTGGTCCACAGACAAAGAGCAATGCGACATCGCCGGCGAACTGACTTTCCCAGAAATGGAAGGCCTTTGCCTTGCCGCCGTATTTGTTGATGGGGATATAGTTGCGCTTGGGATAGAAGATGGCTCGTTGGAATTGGTCGAGTCTCACCGGCTGCGGACGCCCAACCGCACGCCCAAAAACGTTGTCCATGGGATTCTGCTCGACAAAAACCGAAAGCGCCTTGAATATTGGCTTACTAAGGACGACATAGACCCGTTTAAGACCAACGTCCTAGTTGGCGATGTGCGGCGCATTCCCACGCGCGACGATGATGGGAATCGGCAGGTATTTCACATTCAAATGCCGAAGCGCGTTTCTCAGACGCGCGGGGTTACGGCGTTTGCGCCGATCTTCGATAGCCTGAGTCAGTTCGAGGACATTCAATTTGCCACGCTGGTAAAGCAACAGGCGGCGGCGTGTTTTGCTTTTATTCGGCAAAAGGATTTTGATCCCGTTGGCGACCCGGCTCAACACGGCGCAAGAGAAAACAAGACGCTCTCAGATGGCACGACCCAGACAATCGAGGGCATATCGCCCGGCATGGAGATCGTAGCGGCACCCGGCGAGACGATTACGGGCTTTTCTCCAAACGTGCCGAGCCCGGAATATTTTCCACATGCGAAAATGACCTTGCAGATTATTGCGGTCAACCTTGGCGTGCCATTGGTTTCGCTCTTGCTCGACGGAAGCGAGACGAATTTTTCTGGCATGCGTGGGGCGAACAACCTGTCCCGCATTGGTTTCCGCCGCAACCAAGACGCCCTTATCTCGCGTTTTCATCGGCCGGTGTATGAATGGAAGGTGCGGCAGTGGTTGACGGAAAACCCAAAGTTGGCCAGAATGGCCAGCCGAAAGAAAATCAATATCCTAAAGCACCGATGGGAGCGGCCCGGGTGGCCCTACATGGAACCGGTCAAGGCCTTAATAGTCCACGCCGACTTCATCGGTCGCGAGGCCGAGATTTCCGCGAGGTGGCCAAAGAGACGGTGGAAGACAACGGGCATGCAATCGAGATCGCCCAGAACACGGCGGATGCGATTAACAAAAAGTTCCCAGACATGGGTATTACGTGGCGCGAAGTCCTGATGATGCCCACGCCGGACGGGGTTAACTTGAATGTAAACGCGGATGAAAACGCTGAGCCGATCACACCCAACACGCAGACGGGAGACAAGACATGAGACGCGCGATTCTACTACTGGCCATAGCGGCCCTATGCTTTCCGGCGGTTGCCAGCGAAAGCGTGACAAGCGGCACGTTGACGATCACCACCGAGGGCATTTCGGGGTCTCTCAACGTTGTCAACCTCGATTGGCTGAGCGATGCGGGCGGCAACGTAGTCGCGACGACCAATCAAGTTAGCGGTACAATCGAGCGGCTCGTTTTCAACCCGGACGGCGGATCGACTATCCCGACGGCCGCTTATGATGTCGTGCTCAACGACCGCGATGGCGTGGATATGCTCAACGGCACGGGCGCCAACCTGACTAGCGGGACGGTCAAGACCATCGTGGTAACCGAGGGCGACGGCACGACCAATTTGCCCATGGCCACGGCTGGCGAGTTGTCGCTCGCGGTGACGAACGCCGGCAATGCCAAGGGTGGGATCATTCGCTTTTACTTGAGGAGATGACAATGGCGAAGACAAAGAAGACCTTCAAGTTCGCTATCGACGGTCGTATCGGCGATGAGTGGGACGGTATCACCGCGAAGCAAGTCAACGAGATGCTCGTTGAGGCTGGCGACGTGGACGAAATCGACCTCACGATCAACAGCCCTGGTGGCGATGTGTTCGCCGGCATCTCGATTTTTAACGCCCTCAAGGCCCATCCGGCGAAGGTCAAGGCGACTATTATCGGCTGGGCCGCGTCCATAGGCTCGGTTATTGTGATGGCGGCTGACCACCTTGCCATAGCCGAGGGCGGCTTTCTTATGGTCCATCAGGCCACGGGTATCACTGTCGGCAGATCCCAGGAGCACCTTGCGACAGCCGTAGCCCTCGAAAAGGTTGACGCGACCATCGCCGGCTTCTATGCCCGGCGCGCTGGGGTTGACCAAGAGGTCGCCGCCGAATGGATGGCCGACGAAACGTGGTTTACCGCCGAGGAGGCCGTTGAGATAGGCCTTGCCGACGAGGCAATCGGCGTTGAGGGTGCGACCAACATGGCTCAAATCGTGACGCTTGCTCAGCCTCTTTGTTTCGAGAAGACGCCGAAGCAATTCGCCGCGCTTGCGGCACCAAAGCAACAGAAAGACCCTGCGCCTGGCGCGGGCAATTCACCACTCGTAAAGGAGATAGCAGATATGGCTGACGAAAAGAAAGTCGAAAGCCCGCAACCTGCCGACTTCCACGGGATCAAGGCTGCCTGCGTTGGCGCGGATGACACCTTCATCTGTAAGCAACTGGAACGCAAGGCAACCGCCGAGGATGCGGCCAAAGAGTGGACGGCCGAACTGGCCAACCGCCTTGAGACCAAACAGGAGGAGGTAGACGCGGCAAACGCCAAGGCCGAGAAGGCTGAGGCCAAAGCAAAGGAAACCCCGCCCGATAAACCCGGCGTCCCGGCCCTTGGGACGGGCAAGAAGAAAGACGACGAGGACACGCAGGGCGATCCTGGCGCGGCTTTCATGTTGAAAGCCGAGCAAAAGGTTGCGTCTGGCAAAGGTCGAGCGGCTGCCATTTCGGCGGTCAAGAAGGAAAATCCGGAGTTGCACCAAGCCTGGATCGACTCGGTTAACGAGTAGCCCGGCTGGGCCAACGACAGAAAAAGGAGATGAACCATGGCTGAATTGAATGACACAGGCTACAAATCTTTCGTCACAGGCGCAACGATGCCCAAATGGTCGCGAGTCGTCCTGACTGCCGGAGTTTTGCAGGTGGCCGGCCTGACCGACCGTGAAATCGGCGTTGTCACCGAAGCCGTTATCGTGTCTGGCGACAGGGCTACCGTGCAACTTCGCACCGCACCTGGCACCACGAAGATGATTGCCGCCGCTGCGATTACCATCGGCGCCGGTTGTTGGACGGCTGCGGACGGCGAATGTACCACGAGTGCCAGCACGGCCTATCCTATTGGCATCGTGCTCAACGCATCGACCGATGACCAGGATATCGTCGAAGTGCTGCGATTCAACGGCGACGAAACCGCTGTTTAGTAATGAGCAGGCCCCAAAGGGGGCGAAGCATCTATCGGGCAGAGTTCGGGAGGAGGGGAGCAGGATAAGAAAGGAGCACTATCATGCCTGCACCTTCAGGAACTATTGCAACACTGCGGCCCGACCTTGCGGCCAGTTTCATGGAGTTCGACCTTGCGGCCGACCGCGAAGGCTTTATCGCCTCCCGCGTTCTCCCGTTTATGGAGGTCGGGGTCCGGTCCGGTACGTTTGGTAGGATCTCGATTGAGCAATTGCTCAAAGCGCGAGACACCGTGCGAACGTCTCAAGGCAGCTACAACCGTGGGAACTGGACGTTCGACGATGAGCCTTTCAAAACCCTCGAAAACGGCGTTGAAGAGAAGGTTGACGACCGCGACGTGGCATTGTACGCCGAGTATTTCGACGCTGAGCAGATTTCGGCCCAACGCGCTTTCGACGGCGTATTGCGCGAAGCCGAGAAACGCGTGTCGGCGCTGATTTTCAACGCGACTACATGGACCGGCGCTGCTCTCACGACCACCGTGGGCACCGAATGGAGCACATTGGCAACTGCGACACCTATCGCCGACGTTGAGGCGGCTGTCCGTTTGGTATGGGACGGCACTGGCATCTGGCCGGACACCTTGATTCTCAACCGCAAGGTGTTCCGCAATCTGCGTCTCTCGAATAACATCCAGGACGCGATTCGATCCGCTGGCGCTGGCGATTCGACGAAGCCGACGGACGTTACCGCCGCGATGCTTGCGCAGGTCTTCGACCTTCCCAAGATCGTCGTCGCGGGTTCGGCGAAAGACTCTGCCCTCGAAGGCCAGAGCACGACCATCGCGCCTATTTGGTCCGACGAATACGCGATGATCTGCAAGACGGGCGATGACCGCGACATTCGAAAGCCCGTTGTTGGCCGTACGTTCCATTGGGGCGTAGACGGATCAACGCCCGGCGGCACGGTCGAGAGTTATCGCGATGAGCCCGTGCGCGGCGACATCATCCGCGTGCGCCACGAAACGCACGAGAAGGTGATCTATGCGCAACTTGGCCACCTTCTGAGCAACATTACGGCCTAAGGCCCCTGAACGGTCTGGCAGCGCGACGGCAACGGGACCACCGTTCCTTTCGCCCGCTACCCCCTCACCAGCCCGGCTTGACCGCGCGCTGCCAGACCCACCAGAGAAAGGAAAAGTACCATGCGTAAAAACAGCAAGATCTTTCTGGTCGTGGGCCTCTTGGCGCTGACTGGCGTGGCCGCGTTTCTCACTGGTGCCGTCACAACGA